TAAAGCTAGCATCTCTGCCTCTTGGCTAGTCCAATAGTTGATCATGCGCTGTGGGTCTTTTGCGTTACGCACAAGCCCTGAGAGGTAGATACGACCATCGACTTCGTATTCGTTACCGACAATACGCACAATCGGAATCCACTTACCCGCCCACTCTTGCTCTTCAAGCACTTCGTAGCCGTTGATCTTGCGCCACTTCACTTTCTTAATGTCAGCAATACGGGTCTTAAGTGGCTTACCGAACATAGCCATCAATTGCTTGTCTTGGATGCTGTTTTTAACCGCTGTCTGATTGTCGGGGTACAAGTTTAAAGTCGCTGACTCATACACCACCTCAAAATACTCGGCAATGCGGATTGTGTCTTCGTTAAGCCAGTTGGAAAGCGACTGATCGCCTACACCCATCTGTTGCAGACTTGATACGGGGGCGGCATCTGGGTACAAGCGCTCGTACTCGTCTTTCATGATGTCTTCAGTAATGAAGCACCATTTGGCGTCTGAGCCGCAAGGGTCTTGAATCGTTGGATCCATGTAGACGCTAAAACTGTTGCGAATACGCCCAATCTTGATGTCTTGGTCAAACGACTTGTCGTCGCAATACTCAGTCAGCAAACGAATATAACCCTCGCCGTACACAACTTGGTTCTCACAAGCCGTGTCATACGCCACATCCGCATCAGAGATGTATTCAATGTGACGCACAAGCCCGTCAAAAATAGCTGCCACTTCAACGTCAGCTTTGTCGTCCACGGGGATTACTTTCCCACTAGGGCGATTTTGGCGCTGGTCGTTGGTAACTTGGCGAACGTGCTGGGGAAGCTTGTTGATGGTAAGGCAGGGGCGCGCATTGATGGTCTGACCCTGAACTGCGCCCCGAGTAGCCAACACGTCGGCTGGCCATTGCCAATGGGTATGTAAACAACGCAGACGGATCGGGCGGTGTTTTGCAACCGTTTGACTTTTTGTATGAAAATGCGTTGACACTTTCAACGCAAATTCCTGGCAATTGGTCTTTAAATATTTCTAATAACGTTTGTATGAGAACGTTAGATCCTGTTACAAACTATAGTGATTATGGCTTTGGGGTAAGATTGGCTAGAAGCGGCCCTTCAGACCCCGCTATCTCATACGCATCGTTTGATTTGTTCCAAATACGTCTAAGAAATTATGCAAACGGCGCAATTATTTCCAACAACGTTGTTTCTGGAGGCACTTCATGGGGAATTTTCTTAGACTCAACCACGGGGCAAACAGTTAATTCTTGGGACAATGTTGTTATTTCTAACAATCAAATTCTAAATATTATCAATGGTGCGGCAGGATTAAACGCAGGAATTAAAATAGTTGGTAAAGGTATTGTAAAAATTGACGGTAATGAGTTTAACCTTGACCCTTATTGCTCACAGGCAGAACGTGGTTCAAATGGAACTTGGGGTGCTGGTTTTACTAAATGCGCTTGCTTAGACGTAACGGAAAGCACATTAGTATGCTCAAATAATACATTTAAAAACGCAGGAACTGTTTTTAATGGTGTTTCTGTTGGAAACAATATTTGGCAAAGCAACACACTTATTTGCAATCCAACAGCAATTGGTTATGACGCAAGCAATGTAGGCATAGGAAACATTAGCACACCGCAGATTTTTGACGCTCAATTTATTATTGAGGATGGAAACCCATCAAGTGCAACTTATAACTCTGTTTTAAATGTATGCACAATAGCTTCGGTAAATTTACCTACAACTGGTAAATATGTGATAGGTTTAGTTGTTAAAAAATCTCTTGTAATTGTTGAAGGAACTTTAGGAAGTCAATACATTATTAATGGGTGGTTGCGGCTTACCACGGGAAGCGGACATGTTTTAAATACTGATTGGGCTGAATTAAGAACATTGACAGGGACTTAAAATGATTACGCCTTCTTTTGGGTTAACTGCAACAGAACGAGTATTGCCTCGACTTGCATTAGATTTTACAACTGCTAATCTTGATCCACGGGTAACATTTACTCGTACTGGTAATACCGCAACTGTTACAAACTCTAGCGGGTTTGTTGTACCTATTAATGCTGATTTACCACGTTTTGATTTTAGTCCTACTACTTTAGCTTGTAATGGATTGTTAATTGAAGAATCAAGAACAAATTTATTATTAAATTCTGCACAATTAAATCAAATAAATTGGGGCGTTTCACAAACAACTGTTTCTGTTGATGATATAACATCTCCCGCAAACACATTAACAGCAGATAAAATCACAGAAAGTACTGCAACAAACGTATTTCACACAATTTTTCAATACGCAGCAGCCGTAGGTATTGCTGGCGTTGCATATACGCTATCTATTTTTGCTAAACCAGCAGGGCGCACCGCATTTACATTGCAAATTGATGGTGGTGGTTTCGGTACAGGAAATTGTGCTTTTGACGTTAGTAGCGGTGTTGCGTCTACCCCCGCTGGAACTGCATCAAATGCAAGAATAATTGCTTATCCGAATGGTTGGTATCGTTGTTCTATAGTTGTTACATCATCAGGATCTTTTACGGGGGTTGGTTTAAAAGTTATTTTACTTAACGCCTCTGGTCTACAACAATATACTGGCGATGGAACGTCAGGATTGTACTTATGGGGCGCACAGATTGAAGCAGGCGCATTTTCTACTAGCTATATCCCCACAGCAGCTTCACAAGTCACACGCAATGCTGATGTAGCAACGATGACTGGGACGAACTTTAGTAGTTGGTATACAGCAACAACGGGGGCGGCAGTCGTTTGGTCAATACCCCAAACTGCAACCGGAACAAGACCGTTAGTGCAATTTGATGACACAACTGCATTAGAAGTTATTACTTTGCGTGGCAACGTAGCTAACCCAGAAATGTATATTGTTGACGGCGGTGCTGCACAAGCGCAAATTGATGCCGGTACGATTGTTGCGAATACCGCATATAAATTATCTGGCGCATGGAATACGAATAATTGTGCTGCCGCAAAAGATGGTGCAGCGGCAGTTACAGACAATACTGCAACAATTCCTACACTTACGCAATTAAGAATTGGCCCTGACGGGGTTAATTATGCTTCAGCTTTAATTCAAAAAATAATGTATTACCCTCAACGTATTATTAACGCTGAAGTCCAAGCAATTTCTAAATAATGAAAAACTTTGAACACTCCGCATACGCACTCCTTTTCATGGCGATCATTGGATTGCTGACAGGAAACTGGTTAGCAGGTGCGTTGTTTTCTAGTGGCTATTTCCTTGGTCGTGAAATGGCGCAAGCTGAATATCGAGTAATCCAAAAGTTCTACGAAGGCAAGCGAGCCAATATGCCTTGGTACGGCGGGTTTGAAATTCGAGCTTGGGATTTAAAAAGCGTGTTGGATTTTGGGTTGCCGATTATCGTTACCACAATTACTTTAGTAATTATTGCCATAACCAACACTAAGTAATACAATTATCGTACTAGTGCGATCCACTAGGGTTTCTTAGGAAACAAAAATGTCAGAAGAAGTAAGTTCAGCGGAAGTACCCGCGCCGGAACTGGAAGCTACGGTAGCTCCAGTATCTGAAGTACAAACGCCGGAAGAAGCGCCCAAGACATTCTCGCAAGAGGAACTTGATGCCGCCATTGGTAAACGACTCGCAAGAGAGCAACGAAAGTGGGAAAGAGAGCAGTCACAACGTAGTCAGCCTCCGGCTGCACCGGTTGTTCCTCCCTCTGCTGACCAATTTGGAAGTGTTGAAGAGTATGCCGACGCATTGGCAACTCAGAAAGCCCAAGAATTAGTCGCTAGGCAACGGGAACAACAAGAGCAGTCGACAATTATTGAGGCTTACCACGATAAGGAAGAGGAAGTCCGTGGCAAGTATGATGACTTTGAACAAGTCGCTTACAACCCAAACCTTCCGATTACTACTGTGATGGCTCAGACGATCCAAGCCTCCGATATTGGCCCCGAAGTGGCATACCACTTAGGTTCCAACCCAAAGGAAGCCGAACGTATTTCACGATTGACGCCTATCATGCAAGCCAAAGAGATCGGTAAACTTGAAGCCAAATTAATGGCGGATCCACCGGTCAAACGCACTACTAACGCGCCAGCACCTATTTCACCTGTTTCAGGCAAAGGCTCAAGCAGTCCGACGTATGACACAACCGACCCACGCTCTGTGAAGTCGATGACTACGTCAGAATGGATTGAAGCCGAACGTCAGCGCCAAGTGAAAAAGTGGGAAGCCAAAAACCGCTAACTTATTTTAGGAATTATCATGGCAAACTCGATTCTTACAATCGACATGATTACCCGTAAATCTCTCGAAATTCTTGAGAACAATCTGGTACTCAGTCGTAACGTCAACCGTCAATATGACGACTCTTTCGCCGTTGAAGGCGCAAAGATTGGTTCAACTCTCCGTATCCGTTTACCTGACCGCGCTTTGGTCACCGACGGCGCTGCCCTGCAAGTTCAGGACGACAACGAGCAATTCACAACTTTGACTGTTTCAAGCCAAAAGCATATCGGCGTGAACTTCACCTCTGCTGAATTGACCATGCAGTTAGATGACTTCGCAGAACGTGTTCTCAAGCCTCGCGTAAGCCAGTTGGCTTCTAGCGTTGATGCAGACGTTGCTTCTGTG